TTTTGCGCCAGCCTTGTAGTTTTGACGCGGCCTGACCAGGGCTCGAAAACATTGGACTGAAAATCTCCGAAGCCCTTATAAATATTGGGGTTCAGAAACTTAGGCGAATATACGTTTGGACTGATTTGAACGCGCGTTCGACCCTCCTAAGCGGTAGGTCGGGTGTTCGAGTCACCTCGCGGACGCTTGCGTGTTCAAATCCGAACACTGACGGATCGCCTCCGACTTCGTGTCGGGGGCGTTTTTTACGTCCTCGAAATCCGGGCTCCGGTTGTCGCGGATGTTATAAAAGATCACGATGCGGTCTTCGAAGAAATAGACACTGTTGATAAAGACGTCGATGATCCTGCTGCAGAACGCGGGATCCGTGATGTCTCCTTTGCAGAACTGCTTCAGCCATGCGGCTACTTCCTGCTCTGAAAGCGGGATCTTGCTTGCGGCTATGAGGCGGGAAAGGCTTTCCTGCAGGTCTGCCTTTTGCAGTTCCAGGGATTCCATTCGGTCGTAGATCCTTTTATGCGCGGGCTTCGGCGCTTCAATCAGGGCGTCGACAAGCTTTTCCAGTTCCCTGTCCAACCTCGCGATAGCTGTTTTCAGTTCATGGATCCCATTGTCGGAAAACTCTTTTTTATATTCTGTGACGACTGCTTTTGAAATGTGCTCGATCTGGCTCTGTGTAAGGACATGCCGCAGGGTTTCTTCGACAATGAACTGCTCCGCGAAATCTTTCCGCTCATTGTTTTTGGGGCATCGCCAGGGGTGTTTCCTGTGGGAACAGGTGTAATAGTAATACTGCTTCCCTCCCTTGGACCTGCCACATGTTCCGGACATAGGAAGCCCACACGTGCCGCAGAAGGCTTTTCCACTCAGCAGGTAGTTTGCCTTTGCTTTTCCGGCTGCAGGCGCGCGGCGGCGCTTCTGGATCTGTTCCTGGACCTTCTGGAAAAGCTTTTCGTCGATCAATGGCTCTGCCAACCCCTCCACGACTTCTCCGTTATACATGCACTTTCCGATGTATGTCTGGTTGTGCAGTACGGAGTTGAAACTTGCGTAGGTGAGCGGGTTCCCATAATAGGAGCGCACTCCCTTTGCTTCCAGCGCCCGTATGATCTCCGCTTTGCTCACGCCGGCAGCATACTGTTCAAAGATATAACGGATGATCGGAGCGGTCTTTTCGTCGGCAACGAGCTTCCTGTCAACAAGCTTGTATCCGAGAGGAGCGTGTCCGCCGTTCCAAAGCCCCTTTGCAGCTGTTTCACGCTTCCCGCGCTTTGTATTCTGAGAAAGGTTGGCGGAGTAGTATTCCGCCATGGATTCCAGGAGCCCTTCCAGGATGATTCCCTCCGGGCTGTCAGTGATGTTCTCCATCGCGGACACCACCTTGACCCCGTGTTTCTTCAACCTCGCTTTATACACGGCGCTGTCATAGCGGTTTCGGGCGAAGCGGTCCAGCTTCCAGACGATGATCATTTCAAATTGTTTCCGGGACGCATCCTCGATCATGCGCTGGAAGTCCGGACGCTGATCCCTTGTCCCGGTCAGAGCGCGGTCAATGTACTCTCCTATCACGTTGATCCCGTGTTGTTTGGCCCAAGCATAGTTATCACGGAGTTGGCCCTCTATGGACTGCTCCGTCTGGTTGGCGGATGAATAGCGTGCATAAATTACTGCGTTCATGACCTCCCCTTGCAATGCGCTTCTTAAATAGCTACTATAAATCTTTTCTCCATTCTCCATTGGTTAAAAACAGGCGTGCTTCATCATATGACAGGAATGACGGCATGAGCATTTCTTTTTCAGCGGCAATTTCCATGAATTCGTCGGACAACGGAGGTTCAACATATCTGCAAGGCTTTTCTTCTGTATCTGCCACAAAATGCGAAATAATAACAGAAGCATCTTCGAGACTTAAATCTTCAGGAAATATGAAGCCTTTCCGAAAAAGCAAGTTCTTTTGCCTGTCGGTTGCCATTTTCATGTCTATTATGAATTCATATGGGGGCTCTATCCCTTCAATTCTGGAAGGGAATTTTTTCCACGATGGAAGGATGATGTTATAGATCGTCTTTCTTCGTTTAGTGGCCGGGTTAACCCCTCTCACTTTGTAGCGAAGCATTCTTTTTATCGGCAGGACAATCTGATAGTCATCTATTTCGTGTTTTGAGTGTTTTTGATAAAACGGTTTTGACTTGACAAAAGAGACGCTTATTTTTGTCTGGGATTTCAACACGGAATGTATGCACGCAGCAAAAACATAGATAATGATAAGAACCTCAAATATTTTTATATATTGAACCGTGCTCATAACCTCCCTCGCCTAATTTTCCAAAGGATTAAGCTTGTAATTTTGCCTTTCGATTCTTTTCAATTCGGTACTGGCGAAGTATTTCCCGCTCATCTTCCGACAAGCCCTGCGAATCATCCATGCTGCAAGAAGCCTCGATATTTTCTACGCGCAGTTCGGCTTCGTGTTTTTTTATGTTCGCCAGTTCGTTTGCCATGTCGATGATGATCTGCCAATCATCATAAGTAAGCGAGGAAAGAGTCGCAGCGAACTGTTCTTTAAAATTATCTGAAAGCCCGGTAGCTTTTGCTATCAGCCTCTTAACCTGTTCTTCTTTAGTTGCTGGACGAAAAGGCTCTCCAACGCCGTTTCGTAGCCAATCTTCATTTACATTGAATGTATTGCAGATCAAAGTTACAGTCGGATCTCCAACATTGCTTTTCCCGGTCTCATATGTAGCAACGCTGTTTCTTTTTATTCCAACTTTTTCAGCAAAGCCCTGCTGAGTCAGCCCAAGAATCTTTCTTAATTCTTTTATCCTTTCGCCTATCAATTCTTATATCCCCCTTTTTCGTTTTCTTTCGATTATATCGGTAAGAAAAAATTAAGTCAATAAAAAATGTGGCTGTCCGACTTAAAAGACATTGACAAACGTCGGCAAAGCACATATAATAGTGACACACCGACGTAGAAGGTTTATAAAAAACTAAGGAGGGCTGAAATGGCAGAAGAAAACATGGCTGACCTGTTCGTCCAATTTGAGGAAGTGATGCGCTCCCTGGATGAGCGTGATCAGGAGCGCGTGCTGTGGTTTGCGAAAGGCATCCTCGCATCGCGATCCACGGAGGATACAGCAGAAAAAAACGCTTCATGACTTATTGAGAGCTATTTCGCTGTATCTAATATATACGACGGATGCAAGAAGGCTGACACTCCTCTTGCAACGTTCCATAGCACATGTAAAGGAGGTTATGTTGGGATACACGATCAGACGCTGGATGTCGTCGGGCGGAATGCTATTCGATGATTCCAGGACGACTAAAGCCGCGGAGGATGCAGTTGAGGAAGCACGGCGACTTGCCGGGATTTTCAGCAGCGTTATCAACGACGACTTTGTGAGAAAAGTCATGATGATGGATCCCGGCGAGGTGGTCAAGCTCCGGAAACCTTCCATAAAGCTGACGATCCATGTCAGGAGGACGAAAAAATGAAATTCGGCGAATTGAAACGCGTGATCAACCGACATGCCGGGCGCCACGACAGCATCGCTGTTTCTATCGGCCTCCGAAGTGACGCGATCATTGAGGCGGAATCTGAGATTCTGGATTATCTCGATGACTATGAGGTTGACTGGATAGCGCCTTCTACCGTTGGCCACAATACCGTGACGGATTCGCAAGAGCCGTGCATTGACGTTCATCTCAAAAAGCCGAAAAGAAAACAGGAGGAAAAGGCAGATGTCGAAAATGACGATCCAGGAAGCAGTCAGGATTCTGGATAGCGTCCTGATAGTGGATTACGAGAAAAAAGAGGCGCTGGAAATGGCCAAGCAGGCGCTGCTTACTCTCGAACGTGAGCGCTGGCGGCCTGTCATGGACGGAGACGGCGAAATGCCGCTGGTCGACGATGAAGGATACAGCGGGTTTGTTCTTGCCAATTTCACCAATGCTCCAGGGATGTTTGATATCGCACAGTATCGCGAAGATGACCAGGGCGGGGCGTTTTACAGCGGCGACGAGCCTGACCCGTATACAAAAATCGGACTGTTTGTCAGTGCCTGGCGGCCGCTCCCGGAAGGGTATCAAGGTGATTAGAATGTCGTCAACAAAGAAAGACTTACTAAAGAAGCTGTCAGTTCTGGCGGAACGCGGTGTTGGCGGTGAAAAAGAAAGCGCCAGGAAGAAACTAAATGAACTGATGGAGAAATACGGCATTGACGACGCCGAGTTGTCAGACGAAGAAAAAAGACTGCACACGTTCAAATACCGCACAGCTTTTGAACGTAGGCTGCTGATCCAGATAGCGGCAAAGATAAACCACGAAATTGTGATCTATCGTACACATCAAGACAAATGTCTTCTTATGGACTGTACAAATGCGGAAGACGTACAGCTCCGGATCGAATTTGAATTTTACAGGCAGTTATGGAAGGAGGAACAGGACTTTTTGTTTACGTGCTTTGTGCAGAAACATGAGCTGTTCCGCAATGATCCGGATGCTCCAAAAACCGCTGTCGATGCTGAAACTTCTTTGAGAATGCTGTCGGTAATGAGAGGGTTGCAGAGCGGGAGGCCGGTCCCGTTGCTGGAAGCCGTCTGCAATCGCCCGTCGTACATTTAATCGTAAGGAGCAAATATGAATGAATTGAAATACGACAAATCCTTATACATTGACAATGGTTTTTACGGCGGAGATATGGATGATTCGTTTATACAGGAATCTGAAAAGCTGGTCAAATGTCGGAAACCTCATAAATGCGTCAACTGCCAAAAGAAAATAGAAAAAGGTGATTATGCGGTTTGCGAAACCGCCTTGTTTCCTGGCGAAGGGAGAAGATCCGCATATACATGTATTAAATGCGTGGAAGCCTGGCTGGAAGAATCCGGTCAGGTATAGGAAAGGAGATGAGATCATGGACCGGGAGACAAAAAACGAGGTCATGGTTCTTGTGGAGTGGATGTGAGGTGAACAATGGTAGATAGGGAACTGCAGGAGCTGAACGAAAAATACAAAGGCCGGGATTTACAGGAAGAACTTGCCTGGATGTGGCATCACGGATTCCGCATGGGCTATCTTTCCAAAGCGGACGCGGAGTTTGCCAGATGGCTGTGTGGAGCTGCCTACAACGAGATCGACCGCCTGAAACAGGAAAACGAACGCCTGAAAGGAAACCGGCTAACGAGCCTGTATGTCCGGGACAAAGAATCTGAAAAAATCCGACAGATAGGCAATGACATGCACGACATGCTTTGTATCGACGAAACCGGGAAGCTGCGCTATATGAATCTCCAAAACGGAGACGGGTGCACTCTTGGCGATGGACGCGGAGGGTACGAATTCATCCCGAATATCGATGATCACGGTTTTAACGCGGACCCGAGGGAGGTTTGAAATGGCAGAAAAATATATCGAGGTTGGAATGACAGCCCTGCGAGACCCCGCGACAGGGGGATTCCTGCCGGCTGTACCGCTCTATATCAAGGCGGACGATCGCGCGCTGGAAGCCAGGCAGAGCCTGATCGATGATATAGGCCGTCTGTTCGCGCTCCGGATGAAACAGTACCTGGACGGCGTGCCGGGAATGAAGGATGCTTCATTCCCGGAATCAACATTACATGCATAAAAGAGGTTAAATCATGAACAATGACGCGAATTTGAAACCCTTCCCGTTCTGCGGCCGCGTCCCTGCAATCGAGTTCAATACGGAGTCAGGAGGCTACGAAATTTATCACGAGCTTACAGGTGAGGAGGATGTTTGTCCGATCGCAACGGAAGGCGACTCCCTGGGCGAACTGTACTACGATACCGAAGAGGAGGCTGCTGCCGCTTGGAACAAGAGGATCTGATTCACGGATTAGCTCAGTGGCCAGAGCGGCCGCCTGTTATTCATCACCTCCCGCGGGCGGCGTGTCCCTGGTTCGATTCCAGGATCCGTGATTCCGGCGACCTATGCGCCGGGTGTTTCAAGGGCGGCGTTTTGTTGCGGTAGCAACGCCGTTATCGCCTTCTTTATTGGGATAAATGAACCGCAACACCGGCCCGGGTAAAGGGATAAGCGGCTGCAGGGGCTTCTGCCGTACAGTCCGCGCACAACTGCAGCTGCCGACGGGGAGTAGTATAAACGGCAAATATGCCGGTCTTTGATGCCGGAAATCCGGGTTCGAGCCCCGGCTCCCTGATTTTACCCCATGATTCTCCTATTGACGCCCTGCCGCAATCGCGGCAGGGGACGGCGGAGGACTGATATGAAATGAGCAAAAAAAGAAGGGATAAGAGACGGAAACGGCTTCTCAAAGCCGCGCAGTCAGCGCCTTCCGGGTGCGACGACTGCTATCAGATCACCAGATGCGCTGAACACGGCCTTCATGGGCGGTGCCGCGAATATAAGAGCTTGGACGATATCAGAAAGGAGGTTCAAAATGCAGGTAGTTGGTTTCTGGATAATGGGGGGGCTTATCATGGCGTTGCAGGCCGCGACTCTGGCTTACATGCTGCACAGGCGGCGGATCGAGGTCCATAAGAGGAAAAGACGCGCCGCACACCTGAAAGGGAGACGTTTTCCGATTTCGGCCGACTGGGACCGGATCATGCGTGACACCACGATCACCGGAATCAAAACAGCTGAAGGCAGCAAGGAGGAAGCATGAGGCAGGAAGCGATCGACAAAATCAAATATGCTCTTACGATTGCCCGGGAAACTGAAATACTGGACGACATAAAAAAACTGAGCGAAGACATGGAGGAAGTCTGTCAACTTGCAGTAATGGGCTGGAAGCAGCAAGATCCTTCGACCAAAAACGCCATTCTCTCTGCGATCAACGCAATGGTATCCGTCATGCAGAGCAAGACCGACAACGTGCATCTTGTCGCGCAGTCTTTGATAAAAAACATCAGCGAAGCGGCAAAAGAATCAAGGAAAACCGGCCGCGCTCCAACAGAGGAAGAATTGCGTGATATTTTCAGGGAGACGCATTGCGGCGGCTCCGGGGAGGTGACGAATTGAAGATCGAGGATTATCAGGCGCAGGCCATGCGGACGCTCGGGAAAGAGGACGACATGTTGCTGGAAGGCTGCATGGGACTAATCGGCGAGTGCGGCGAGGTAATGGACGTCGTGAAAAAGTGGAGGTTCCAGAGCCCGCCCGGGAGCCCTGTCCCTGTGGACAGGCTGATTGAGGAATGCGGCGACGCTCTCTGGTACTGCGCCGAACTCTCTGCCGGTCTTGGAAAGAACCTCGGCGACATCTATCACGATGCGGAACACTGGTACGAAGCCGTGAGGACGGTCAATGAAGATGCGCCTATAGAAACCATGGCGCTCCGACTTTCCTGCGTGGCATCCCTTCCGATGCGGGATCTTTTTGACTCCCCTGTGCAATCAAATTCCGCAAGGCGGATGCAGAAAGCACATGCGGCCGCCAGCGTGGTCGGGCTCGTGGCGCAGATTCGGGACTTTCTGGAATTCCACTGCGGGTCCTCCCTGGAAGAGGCCATGGAGCTCAATATCGGAAAGCTGAAAGTGAGGTATCCTTACGGCTTCGATCCTGCATTGACCGTATGCAGGGGGGGCTGATATGGCAAAAAAATATTACTGGCTGAAGATGCCGGATGACTGGTTCAACCAGAAAAGTGTCAAGAAGCTCCGGCGGATCGCCGGAGGGGACACTTACACGATCATCTATCTCAAAATGTTGCTCACGGCCATTAAGCAGGATTCGAGGCTTTACTTCGAGGGCGTGGAGGAAAATTTCCACGAGGAACTTGCTCTGGAAATAGACGAGGAGCCAGAAAACGTCCTGGTGTGCCTACGGTTTTTAGAACAGCAGAATCTCATAAAAATCATAGAAGATGACGAATTCTTTCTCCCGGAAGCCGAAAGGCTGACCGGATCCGAATCGGAAAGCGCCGCCAGGGTGCGGCGGTACAGGGAAAAGAAAGCGTTACAATGTAACGCTGATGTAACGCAAAGTAACATGCCTGTTACACAGGTGAAACGCCTGTGTAACGGAGAGAAAGAGAAAGAGAAAGAGAAGAGAAGAGAAGATATAGATAATATATAGCCCGGAGGCGAGCTCCGGGCCGGACGGCTCCACAAAATATCCGCCTGCCGGACATGGCATGAAAGAAGATACCCCAACGGCAGACAGCGCGAAAGAGGTAGGCGCTGGGGCGGTCAGAGGCGTGGAAGGAATGGACGCCAGGACAAAGAAAGGCGCGAAAGGAATAGGCGTCAGAATACTGAACACTGCAGAGCCTCCGGAGATCTTTATCAGGCTGCCGCTCAATACCGGCGAAATGTGGGCCGTAACAGTGAGCGAAGTTGAAGAATTCCAGGAACTTTACCCGGCTGTTGATGTGCGGCAGCAGCTCCGGAACATGTGCGGATGGCTTAATGCCAACAGGAAGAACCGCAAAACGGCCAAGGGTATAGCGAAGTTCATAAATGGCTGGCTTGCCAGGGAACAGAACAGGGCCCCGAGGGTCGGGTCGGCCAGTAGCGCATATGGACGGCCGGCGCCAAAAAAGAATCAGTTTAATGACTTCGAGCACAATGCCTATGACTTTGACGCCCTGGAACAGGAGCTGACAGGATCATAACAGGGAGGATGCATGAATAAAGCAATCATTATCGGCAATCTCACGGCCAATCCTGAGACGCGGTATGTAGACACGGCGTCCGGACAGCAGGTCGTGTGCGACTTTACCGTCGCGGTCAACCGCGTGGTCCGAGACAGGAAGATAACGGACTATTTCCGGGTCTCCTGCTGGAATAAGGCGGCTGACAATGCGGCGAAGTACCTGCAGAAAGGCAGCAAGGTCGCTGTTATCGGGCCGGTGACGGCGCGGGCATGGGTTTCAAGAGACGGAAAAGCCATGGCAAGCCTGGAAATCCCGGCGGAGCAGATCGAGTATCTCAGCAGCCGGCCCGGGAACGGACAGGCTGCGCCGCAGCAGGGATACGCACCGCAACAGACGGATATGGACGGATTCGTGAATGTCCCGGACGGCTATCAGGAAGAGTTGCCGTTCCACTGATGGGGTGAGTAGATGAACAGAGCATTATTTTCATCGAATAGTGACGAATGGCCTACGCCGCAAAGCCTGTTTAATTCTCTCGATCGAGAGTTTCACTTCGACCTTGATCCGTGCGCAACAAAAGAAAATCACAAGTGCGAAAGATTCTTTACAGCCGAGCAGAACGGACTTGTACAAAACTGGGGGGGTGCACAGTGTTCTGCAACCCGCCATACAGCGACGTCGCGAAGTGGGTCGAAAAAGCATACAGGGAGGGAACAAAAGACAACACGACGGTCGTGCTTTTGCTCCCTTCCAGAACGGACACAAGATACTTTCATGATTATATCCTGCACAGGAGCGAAATTAGATTCATACAAGGACGGCTAAAATTCGGAGAATGTAAGAATTCTGCGCCTTTCCCCTCGATGATCGTGATTTTCAGGGGCGCAGGCGCACAGAGAAAGGATGCAACATGGGCGAGATCCTGACGATGAAACAAAGAAAAGCCAGGAAGGAACATAAGTGCACGCTGTGCGGCAGTCCCATCCTTCCCGGCAGGGAATACATGTACTATTCCTGGGTAAACGATTGCCGTATATCCGAAGGACGGTTCCATATCCACTGCGACGCCATGCTGGACGTATTCATGACCGAATTCTGCGTTGATGACGAATATGATTATGATGACGCTACCTACGCGCTGCGGGAAGAGGGGTGCGAGAAGGTCTGCACGTACGAAGAAAGAGAAGAATGCACGCTGGACTTGTTTTCCTGCGAACGCTGCCTAAGAAAACTGCTGCCGCCGACAGTGCTCGGCGCGGCGCTTCGGAGCGTGCAGGAAAACAAGGTGGATGAAACGTAAAAGGAGCCAACACCATGACAGTAACGACAGAAAAGCCGGAGATAATCCGGTTCATCTACAGGCAGGAAAAATCCGATAAAGATTACGGGTCGTGCCTTTGGGCGATATTTGACATTGACGCTTCCCGCGGAATGCTGAATATCCAGAGCGACTGCGGAGACTTTGCGCACAGATGGCCGGAGAGGGGGCAGGAATTCCTGCGCCTGCTGCACGAGGTAAGGAATGAATATCTGATCCACAAACTGTGCGGACTGCCGGAATGCGTAAACATTGACTTGACGGTTAGGAATGCTGAATACGAACTGGAACAACAGGATTCTCCGCGCATCGAAGACCATCTGATCATCAGGTACAGGGAAGAGCTGCGGAACCTTCTGCAGGGATCACCGGATAAAGACAACAGGGCAGGAGAAATTATCGAAGAGTGGAACAGTGAACACGAATTCGAAATCAACCAGGCTTATGAGCTCGCCGTCAAAGAATATTATCCGGATCAGCGTCGGATCGTAAAGATATTCTGTCAGTATATCCAGCCAAAAATCAGTTCATTTTACGGACCGCTTGTGCGAATGGAGCTGCCTCATGCCGATGGACAGAAAACGATATCCGGCTGACTGGAAGCGGATAGCGACGCGCATAAAGCAGGATGCCGGATGGAAGTGTCAGAAATGCGGGAAGCAATGCAGAAAGCCGGGAGAGCCCTTTGATACGCACCAAAGGACATTAACGGTAGCACATATGAACCATATCCCGGAGGACATGCGCCCGGAGAACCTGAAAGCCCTTTGCGCACCGTGCCACCTGCGGTATGACGCAAGGCATCATGCAGAAACTCGGAAAGCAAATAGGAAATGGACGAAAATGGCTGGTAAAACGAATGAGAAATGGTACGACCACGATTTGATTGTGTTTGTCCAGGGGCACGAAATGACCGGCTCCGGAAACTTTAAATACTATTCCCTGCATTACGGATTCCGCGATCCGGGTGCGCCGGCCGGGATCACGGTTATAGAGAGTGAGACGGGCTTCTTTTTCCTCTTCTATCTCCAAATTGCGGACCAGCTTCTTGGAATGGGATATGAATTTTTCCCCGCAGGAGCGGACGATCCGGTCGACTTTGTAGGTATTTTTATATGACAAAAGATGAAATGGTGGATGTCCTGAAAAAACATGGGTATCCCGCGGAAAATGTAGACGGCGTTGTATATGTCCGCAAGGCACTTTCAAAACAGGAAGTAAGGGACGTGACACACATAATCCGTAAGGCTGGATACCAGGAGAGCTACGGCTTCAGGAGACAGCCGGAGAAGCAGCGTAAACGCTGAAACGCATATGGATTTAATGGAATTGCGCGGCCGGCACATGCAGGGGTATGCGCCGGCCGGGATCTGTCTGGGATGCCGGCATGGATGGCATTCAGAGGCGAGGCGCAGGGGAGAAATACCGCCGGAGTGTACAGGGAAGAGATTTAAAAATCTATGCCCGGATTATACTGACACGACGCCGACGCGCGAGGAATATAAGCTGATCTATGCCGAAGAGCTGGAACGGATTTTTGAAGATGCGATTGAGCTTGAACGGCTCCGGGCGTTCGGAAACGCAAGGCATCACAGGGCCTTCCTGATAGATTATATCGGGATCGCGGAAAAAGAGCTGCGCGAGATCGAGGACAGACAGGAAGGCTTCAGGACGCCGGAAGGCTCCCGGATTCTGAAACGAATAAGATGGGAACTATAAACCGGAGGACAGGTATGTATTGCGTAAAGTGCAGGGCTAAATGCAAAGTGGTTGACAGCAGGCAGTGCGGCGCGGAAGTGATCCGACGAGTCTACTGTACAAAGTGCGGCCGGGAATTCTATACATGTGAGTTTGAGGACGAAACTGGATACGCTAAGAAAAAACTGTCAGTGGAACACAGAAGGCGCGCGAAAAAAAGTTTTCAGGCGGGTATACGAAAGAGTCATCATGCAGAAGAACCTTATTCAGGCGACAGAAGGGCAGAAAAAGCCGACGGTAGTAAAAAACAGGGACATACTGGTCCTGGCGGACGTGCAGCGGCTCAAGCAGGAGATCCACTATATCGAACAGCGCCGCAAATGGCAGCGGGAAAGGATGTTCAGCATCCAGTCCCAGCCGCTGAGCGGAATGCCGGGAGGCGGGACGCCAAAGGGCCTTGACGAAGCTTACGCGGCGTTGGCGGAGCTTGAAGAAGAGCTGGTCTCTCTGCTGAAGACATACAAGCGGCGCGTCAAAAGATCGGACCAGATCATAGAGGGGATTGAAAGCGGTACAATGCGGACCTTTGTCCGGATGAAATATGTCTATAATGTATCGGACACGGAGATCCGGAGGCGCCTGTCCATATCCCGGAGGGGGTTTGAACGGGCAAAGATGGCTGTGGAATCCGCACCCTGCATGGCGGCCGTGAAGTGGCAGGAGCGCTATATATTGGCAGCGGATGACGGCTGAAATTACAACATATTGAGAAAAACATGAAAAATGTGTTGAATGGACAAGCCCTCCGTGATAATGTGATAGTGTCGCAAGAGCTGAAAGGCGGGTAACAGAACGTTGCCCGCCTTTTTCATGCAAAAAACGAGGGGATGGAAAGCCATGGCAACAGTGTATCTGGAAATTGATATTTCGGATCTTGACGAGGAGATCAGCCGTCTCCGGTCGGTCATGCAGCCAAAGCAGTTCGAAAACGCAATGTACGGAATCTTCCGGAGGACGACCCGCCACGTCCGGGTGATCCTGAAAAAGGACCTCCCGCAGCAGTACCATGTCAGGAAATCCGACATCCAGGCGGCTGTTTCGACAGGGAAAGTCGTGAACTCCCCAGGTGCCGGAGTCGGATGCACGATCCCGATCAAGGCTGAAAGGGGGGATGTCGGCGGGAAATTCAGGGCGCGCGGCGGCGCCCGCGGCTGGGAGAGCCTGCACAAGAAATACCGCGTGCAGGCGCGCGTGGTAAAGGGCGGGATTTCCACTCTGCCGGCAAAAATGCCCGGGAATTACGGCGGGAACCCCCCATTCCGCAACCTGTCCGCGGAAAGCCTGCACGGGCTGACTTACACGAGGAAGACCAGGAAAAGGATCCCGATCATGAAGGTCGAGAGCATAGCGATCCCGCAGATGCCGATGACAAGGAGCGAACCGGATGTGCAGCGGGATATCCGGCAGTACCTCGAAAAACAGATGGAGCAGAGATTCAACTACCTGGTTATGAGCGGTCGTTAAATGGGATACTCGATGACGAAAAAGGAGCTTGCATCCATTGCGGGCTACACATACAGGAGGCTGTATGACATAGACAGGGATCTTCCGGAAGGAAAGAAACTATTCGTGGCAGGCGAGGGCGGCAAGTACGACCTCGCTGTTTTTGTACAGAAATGGGTCGAGTACAATGTCGCCAACGAGGCAAGCGAAGACTGGGACCTGGATCTTGTAAAGGCCAAACACGAAGTCATAAAAACACAGAAGACGGAACTGGAAGTTGCCAGGATGAGGGGCCAGCTGGTCGACGTGCAGGACGTCCGGCGGCTGTGGGGCGACATAGCGAACACGGTCACGCAGAACATGCTGCATCTGCCGAGCAAGCTCGCTCCCATGCTTCAGATGGTGGAGAGTGTGGACGTGATCCGCGGCATCATCGACGAGGAGATCAGGAAAGTCCTGGAAGAGATCGCCGTCACACCACTCCCGGAATACGCAGGAGAAAACGGGGACGACGAAAACGGGGAAGGAGACGAAGACGGGGAGGCGTGACGGATGAATGCTTTACAGGAGCTCGCCCGGTACACCTATGAAATGTTCCGGCCTCCGGCCCGGCAGACGGTCTCCGAGTGGGCGGACGAAAACAGGGTCCTCGTATCAGAATCCAGCGCGGAGCCCGGATCGTGGAGAACGGACCGTGCTCCCTACCAGAGGGAGATCATGGACTGTTTCACGCAGCCGGGGATTTGGCAGATCGTGATCATGGCAAGCGCGCAGGTTGGAAAATCGGAAATCGAACTGAATATGATGGGCTGCGCTATCGACAATGACCCGGGCCCCATGCTCTATATACAGCCGACGGACAGGGTGGCGGAGGATTACTCCAAGCGGCGTATCGCGCCTATGATAGCTGCCTGCCCGACTCTGCGGGACAAGGTATTCAAGGCGAGGAGCAGGGATACGGCAAACACCATCACCATGAAGACTTTCCCGGGCGGAAGCCTTGCCATTATCGGCGCGAACAGCCCGGCAGACCTTGCCTCAAAGCCTGTCCGATATATTTTCATGGACGAAACAGACCGCTTTCCCGCCAGCGCGGGAACAGAAGGCGACCCGCAGGAACTTGCTGAACGCAGGACGGAGACTTTCCGGCATAACCGCAAGATTGTCAAGACATCGACGCCGACGATCAAGGGGAGGAGCAAGATCGAGACCGATTACATGAACGGCACACAGGAAGAATGGCATACAGAATGTCCGCACTGCAAATGTTTCAGCTTTATCCGGTTCGCGGATATCAAGTTTGAAAAAGAGGAGTACAAAAACGAACGCGGGGACGTGGATTATCATGTTCTTTCCGTCTCCTGGCAGTGTCCGTCCTGCAAAGAACTGATCCCGGAACACACGGCGAAGCACCTTCCCGCCAAATGGGTGCCTAAAAACCCAAAGGCTGCGGACAACGGCATACGGTCCTTCCGGCTCAACGCCTTCATGTCGCCGTGGTCGGACTGGAAGGATATCGTCTGGAAATTTTTGAAAGCCAGGAAGGACCCGGAGAAGCTGAAGACTGTGTATAATACTATCTTCGGCGAGCTGTGGGAAGTACACACAAACACAGGACTTGACGAATCCCTGTATAAACGCAGGGAACATTACGACGCGGAGATCCCGTCCGGAGTCCTCTTGCTGACCATGGGTGTTGATACGCAGGACAACCGCCTGGAATACGAGGTCGTCGGCTGGGATCGAAACGGGCAGAGCTGGGGCATCAGCCGCGGGATCATTCCCGGGAGGGCGGACGCTTCCGGAGTTTGGGAAGAGATAGATCTTTTACTGGACCGGGAATGGAAATTGAAAAACGGGATGAAGATGCGGATCCTCGCGACCTTCATCGACTCGGGCGGCCACTTTACACAGGAAGTCTACCGGGAGTGCGCAAAGCGCCAGACAAGGAGGATCTGGGCGGTCAAGGGCGAGCCCGGCGAAGGAAAGCAATACTGCCGGCCGATGAAAAAGGGCTCCGGGAAGGACAGCGGTGTCAAGTTCATGCTTGGCGTAGACCAGGGCAAAGAAGGAATCATGTATGAAGCCGGGATACTCGAACCGGGGCCGGGATACATGCATTTCCCCATCGATTACCGGTCCGGATACGACATGGAGTTCTTCAAAGGGCTGATATCGGAACAGATGGTCATGCACCGGAGGGGAGGCCGGAGCGCGGTCGCATGGGAGAAGATCCGGGAGCGCAACGAACCGCTGGACTGCCGGAATTACGCGCGGGCGGCATACCGGTACTTCAACTGGCACTTTGACGAGCTGGAAAAGATCATCAGGGGCGATAACAAGCCGGTAGTCATTACGAAGGAACAGGAAACCAGAAGAAAGCAGCGGCACATCGTGAGCCGCGGGATCAAAGTATAGGAGGCAGCATGGCGGCAATCACAGCCTATAGCCTTGCGGAAGCAAAGGAAATGCTCCAACTCTGCAAGGATGCGCTCAAAGAGCTGATCAGCGGGCAGGCTAAGAGCTACCGCGTGGGGACAAGGGAATTCACGGCGCTGGACGTGGACGAGCTCATGGACCAGATCGTCTATTTCTCCAACCTGGTCGAAGCCCTTTCCGGAAAAGTGCGGACAAAGCGCGTGGCACGCGTAGTCCCGAGGGACCTGTAAGGAGGTACAGCGATGGGTAAAGATCCGAATCTGAAAGAACGTCTCCTGTTCCTTTTCAGCCCTGAACGCGGCAACAGAGCCTATAGCCGGAGGATGCAGGAGGAACAGGACAAGCAGCCGGAGAGGGCCAGAAGCGGGACCACGGCGCCGCGCATGAGCTACGGCAGCCATGGGGCAAGCCGGACGCTCAACAGCCTGATCGGATGGATTGTGGACAGCGGGAACGCGGAGGACAACATTGACCTCTACTCTTCCACTCTGCGCCAGAGGGCGCGGGACCTCTACACGGGCGGCGGCCTTGCCAGGAGTGGACCGCAGACCCTCACGACATCTGTTGTCGGATGGGGGATCCTTCCCAAGCCCAAGATTGACGGGGAATTCCTCGGGATGAACGACGAAACGAGGGAAGCCGCGGAGCAGGCGATCCTGCGTGAATGGAGACTGTGGGCAGAAAATACCATGTGCGACGCAGAGCGTCAGCAGAACTTCTACGGCCTGCAGCAGCTCGCCTTTTTATCCATGCTCATGTCGGGCGATGTCTTCGCGCTTTTTGGCATGAAGGACAACCGGAGGACGCCTTACACGACGACGGTCCGGCTCCTGGAAGCCGACCGGGTATGCAGCCCCGGATCCTGGGCGGGAAGCGAGAGCCAGGAGGCGGCCGGCGGCGGGCGTATCATAGACGGCGTGGAGATCGACCGTGAAGGCGCGGTGATCCGCTATCACATCGCGAGCAGGAACCCGGCGGCTGCGAACGACTCTGGCGAGCTTGTCTGGACTGCGGTCGATGCATTTGGCCGCGATACAGGGTATCCGAATATCCTGCATGTCATGACCTATGAAAGGCCGGAACAGCGGCGCGGTGTACCTTTTGTCGCGGCAGAGATAGAGGGACTGAAACAGTTCGGCCGCTATATGAACGCGGAACTTGCTGCCAACGTGGTATCCGCCATGCTGACGTGCTTCATCACCAGCGAGGAGGATGACGGCAAATTCGGAATGGAAGACGCCATCAACGATGAAGAGAAGGTGACGGACGACGAACTGAAGCTCGAACTTGCGCCGGGCGCGATTTACAACCTCCCTCCGGGAAAGAAGGTGGAGACTGTCAACCCGCTCCGGAGCAATGCGCAGTTCGAAAATTTCGTAAACACCTGCATCACTGTTATAGCGTCGTCTATGGGGATCCCGAAAGAAGTCCTGGTCAAAAAGTATGAGTCCAACTACACGGCGGCGAGGGCTGCCCTACTGGACTTCTGGCGCACTGTCCGCGTTTACCGGACGCGGTTCAACAGCAGCTTCAACCAGCCGGTCTATGAGCAGTGGCTCTCCGAGGCCGTAGCAGTCGGACGCATCGACGCGCCCGGCTTTTTTGATGACCCGGCCGTCCGTCAGGCCTGGTGCGGCTGTGTCTGGATGGGGGCCAGCATGGGACATGTGGATCCCCTGAAGGAAGTGAATGCGGCGGCTATGAGGATCGCCAACAACATCACGACCCAGGAACAGGAGGCGTCCGAGTACAACGGAAATGACTGGACAGCCAATGTCCGCCAGCGCCGCAAAGAAATAGCAGCTCTGCAGGATATCGTAAAGAGCATGGCTGACCTTGACGGTGGTGCGGATCCGGAAGAGGAAGACGACGAAAAGGAGGAAGACGACGAATGAAACGAAGAGAAGCCATAAGGGCAGTATTCTTTTCGTCCGCACGGGAGATGTTCCGGCTGGCTTACAACGTGAAGATGCAGGCCGAAGAGAGCGACACTGCGGAGCTGATGCTCTATGGAGAGATCATCAGCGACGGACCTGAATGGTGGAAGTGGAGCAAGGAGGACAAGAGCGCCGCGGAATTCAAAAAAGCCATCGACGATGTGAGGGAAAAGGGCGCAACAAAGCTCCTTCTCCGCATCAATTCCCCGGGAGGCATCTGCACGGAATCCGTAGCCATGCGGTCCATCCTCGGAAATGCCGGTTTTGAGGAGATCAATATCCGCATTGAAGGGCTGTGCGCAAGCGCGGCGACGGATATCGCCACCCTTCCAGGCGCGCACGTGGCAATCGCAGAGGGCTCTGAGTACATGATTCACAACCCGTGGTGCCTTGCTTACGGCAATGCGAACCAGATGGAGCATGTCATAGAGCGGCTGCGCGGTATCGAGCAGATGTCCCGCGGATTTTACATGAAACGCACCGGAAAGAGCGAGGAACAGATCCGGGAATGGATGGACAAAGAGACCTGGTTTACGGCCCGGCAGGCCGTTGAAAACGGCTTTGCGGACGAGCTGCTGGAACCGGAGGTGGGAGCCGCCACGCCGGCCGCAGCGTGCGTTACAGGCCGCGAAATGGCTGTCATGCAGAGTCTTTACCAGTCCGTCCCGCAGGAAATCACACACAAGGAACCGGAGGGCGCGCCGGCCGGGAAGACAGGCGGCGATAAAGGAAAGCCCGGAAGGATCCATGCAGAAACGATAAAGACAAAGGAGGATGAAGATATGCAGATTGATGAACTCACAGCAGAACAGCTCCAGGAGCAGAACCCCGACCTTATCGCGCAGATCCGTCAGGATGCCGTTAACGCAGAACGTGCCCGCCTGGAAGATATTGACGCACTGACACTGCCCGGATATGAGGAAATGGCCGCACAGGCAAAAGCAGACGGAACGAGCGCGCTCGATTTCCAGAAGCAGGTCGTCGCAGCCAGAAAGAAAAAAGGAGCCGAATTCATGGACTCTCGCCGCACAGAGACGGCACCGGCCCAGCAGGTAGCCGGCGGAAAGCCTGAAGACGGCAGAAAGACAGAAGACCAGGAGATCCAGGACAACGCAAAAGACATGGCTGAATACGCAAAGCAGTACAATGCCTATGATGCTGGCGGGATGTACTGATCCGGGAGTCATGAAAACGGTACAGGATAAAAGGAGGATACAGACATGAGTGAACTTTATGGCGTGATCGGACAGAAAAACTATAAAAATCTGCTGGCCGACCCGCAGGGAGCAGATGTGATCGGCATCCCTTGTGAGCCGGGGAATGGAGATCTCACGGCAGGAATGCTGGTTTACCGGAAATCTTCCGGGCTCTACGCGCCGGCCGGGAGCGGGCAGATCTCCACAAGCTACATGCTGGCCGTGCTGAAGGAAGATGTTTCGACGGGAGATACGATTTCCCGCGGGGCGGTCGCTGAAGATGCTGCCGCTTACCGGGCGGGATGCTTTATCGACGGAGCTGTCACACTGGCGGACGGATCAACGCCGACGGCAGCGCACAAAGTAGTCCTCCGGCTGATGGGGATCGTCTTTGACAAAAAGGTGGAAACAGCGACGTTTGAGAACGGGACCGTGATCATTACCTATAAGGCGAATAACTCGTCTGAAGAGGCGGACGTGGAAGTCGGAGAGGTCAAGGGGGCGACGCACACGATCCTCGGAAACACCGTCACAGAGTTTACGGCTCCGGACACGAAGAGCTTTTCCAAATGGAATACAAAGGCAGATGGAAGTGGGACGGATTATGCGGCTGCCGGAACCTACACCGCGAACGCAGACCTTACACTCTATGCTGTGTGGGCGTAAAAACAGCCTCACTGATTACGAAAGGAGAAAAGGATTATGGATATCTATTCTACCAGGGCACAGCTTGCAGCTATCGACCTGATGCCTCGCGAGTACAGCGTCCTTTACGATTTCTTTGCGCATGACGCGGGAACTGTAGAAGACGACAAGGCGATCTATGATTACAGGAAGGGGTCCCGCAAAATGGCTCCGACCGTACACCCCGGGACCGGCGGCGTCCTGATGGACCGTGACGGATACGAGACCAGGGAGATCGGTTTCTGCTGCATCGCACCTGAGAGGATCATCGAAGACCAGAACCTCAAAGGCCGCATGTTCGGGGAGAATATCCTCGGCGCGCTGACCCCGCAGGAACGCGAAAAAAAGCTTCTGGCAAAAGACCTTATGGAAATGCGCAGGGCGATCCAGCGCCGCCGCGAGTGGATGGTGCGCCAGGTGCTCCTGACCGGCAAGCTGTCTATCTTCACCTATACCAATGAGGGCCGCGGCGTCAACGCCACCATGATCGCTGATTACGGCTTCACCAACTACTACACACCGGACACGGCGTGGAACCAGGTGGGCGCGGACATCAACGGCGACATGGAGGAGATCTTCGACTTGGTATACGACGGCCTCGGCAGCGTCGAACTCATGATGATGGCGCCCAATGTCGCGTCAGCTATCCTGGGTAACAGCGATTATATTAAAACCTTCGATCTTCGCAACGCTGACATGGGGAAGATCAATACCCAGTACCGCGGCCAGGGGCTCCGCTTCCTGGGATACAACATTGACGGCGTGGAAATGTATTCTTGCTCCGGAAACTTTGTGGACGACGACGGCGTCACAAAGAAGCTGATCCCGGACGGAAAGCTGGTAGCCGGAAGCCGCGACCTGCTTAACGTCTTCCACGGTCCTGTAACGCAGGTAGAAGATACCGGGCGGAACGCGCAGCACAAGACCTATATCAAAAAGGAGGTCCCGCTCCGCTACGGTTCTATCGACGGCAACTCCATCAAGAACCGCCTGACCAGCTGCCCGACCGTTATCCCGAAAAACGTGGACGGATGGTGCGTGGCAACCGTGCTGAGCTGACACGGGAAAGGAGGACTGAATGTACGTAGCCAACCACTATGTCCGTATCAACGGGAAAGTCTACATTAAGGGGGAGCGCGTCCCGGACGGTCTGCCTGATGGAAAGATCAGATGGCTCCTGGATGCGGACGCGGTCCACTGGGAAGCGGATCCGGAAGATGTGGAGTACCTGCCGTTTCCGGAAGCTGTCCACAATATCCCGGGAGAAGCGGAGGCAGAAGCTGACGACTCGCCTGTGGAAGCCGGCGAGTCGGATGAAGGAGACGAAGGAGGGCTCGCGGAAGACATTGACGCGGAGGCTCCTGAAATCGATGTGATGGCGGGGATTGTACAGGAGAAAAAGGCGCAGGATCCGGAAGAGGCGCCGCGCCGGAAAAGCTCCACAAAGAAGGCCAATGAAAGGAGAAAGACAAAGTGAAAGTACGGTTCATAAAGACCGGCGCTGTCGCTGAGTTTAATGATTCTTATGGCGCAAGGCTGGTCGAACACGGCACGGCAGTCCTTGTCCGGGAGGAAAAGACTGGACCCCCCAGGAAGGACACCGTGAAAGAGAAGGTTGCGAAAGCTAAAAAGAGGTGAACCCATGTCGCTGAAAGACAGAATCGGGAGGGATATTCTGAGGTGCTTCATGCGGGAGGACCACTTCGGGGAGACACACTTTTGGAATGGCCGCCCGATCGTCTGCGTGCCGGATGAAGAGGAAGCACTGAAGCGCAAAAACAACAATGTCAACGACATCGGCTGGGATAACAACACATACCAGATACTGATCCATACGCCGCTGGACGGCTTTCCAGGAGGGGAAGCTCCGGAACCGAACACGCATATCATGTTCGACAGGCGGCCTATGAAAGTCCTGGATATCGACATCAACATGAGGATGCTCGATATCCAGCTGGTAGCACTTGACCCGAGGGAGTTTTAATGAGGACGAGACAAAGGCTGGAAGGGCTCAAAAAATGGATCACGGCAGAACTTTGCGAGGGCCGGGAAATGAAAGCTCCCGGCCCCAACATGGATATCGGACAGATCGTCCGCCAGAAGCCGCGCTGCTATCTTGCGTGGGCTCCGTCCAGGATTGATTCCACAGGACAGGTCCGGGAGGATCCCGCGAGCGTATGCCCCGGAATCATTGTGATGCCAAACCACTCCTACGCGAAGTACATGGAGGAAAAGAGATTCGACCGCTACAACAACGTCCACAGGCCGCCGGATATGGGGCAGCACCTTTCCGTCAGCCTTCTTTTTTCCGTTTACGAGCCCGGGATAAGACTCCCGGGGTTTGTTGACAGTGTGGGAGAAAACGGGCATGGTCTTGATATGTCTCTGATCATGGAGGGGACAGAGCAGGGCCTTTTCACGCTGGTAGACTGGATGGATGACTGCATGGAAGGTTTTCTGCGGGACAGGGCTATCCCGGAAACGGACCTGTACCTGGAAGAGAATACCATGACATACGGCCTTTATACAGACCAAAGCTATGTCGTTGACAGGCGCCCTATCTACTACGGGTTTGTTAATACGACCTTCGGCTGCTACGCAGAGGAAGGGGTCAACTCAGTGGTCAGGGGACTGCTGAACTGAGAAGGAGGAAAAGAATATGTCTGATTATCTGCATGGCGCATATGGCGTAGTCAACGCCGTCGGGACGAGGGTGACTGACGAGAGCCTGGGCGCTATCGTGTATATCGGGACGGCACCTGTCCACACCGTTGAAGGCGGCGGGGCAAACGTGAACAAGCCGGTCCTTGTAAGGAACATGGCGGAGGCGCGCAAGACGCTGGGTTACTCTGAAGACTGGGCGGGCTATACGCTCTGCGAGCCGATGCATGTACATTTCGAAAACAAGGGTGTCGGGCCGCTTGTTTTCATCAATGTGCTGGATCCCGAAAAGCATATCGCAAAAACGTCGAAGTCGGTCAGCAAGACCCCTTCGAGCGGGTCCTTCACCATCGCTGACGCTGATGACATCGTTCTTTCGAGCATCGCGATCACGGTGACTAACGGAGGCACGCCGAAGACGGAGGGGACAGACTACACGATCGAATTCGCGAGCCATACGATCACCGTGACGGAAAAATCCGAGGGCTCTCTCGGGACAGCCGCTCTTACCGTGACGTACAAGGAAAAGACCAAAACAACGGCGACCAAGACGCCAGTGAAAGGCGTGATCACAATCACCAGCGCCGAAAGCATCATCCTGGATTCCGTCAGCATCGAGACGACTGACAGCACTCCCGTCGCAAAGACAAAGGGAACGGACTATTCTATTTCCTACAGCGCGGACAAGAAGGAAATCACGATCAGGGAGCTTACTAACGGGGCCCTCGGCGCGTCGCCCCTTACGGTCACATATTACACGGTCGATGCATCCTCTGTGACAAGCGCCGATGTAGTCGGAAGCATGGACGGACTCGGGCTTAATAAAGGCGTATACGCTATCAGGGATGTTTACCAGACAACGGGCTTCATCCCTTCGTTCCTTGCCGCGCCTGGCTTCTCCTGCGTCCCTTCCGTCCATAATGCTATGTACGACAACAGCGTCAAGATCAATGGCCACTGGGATGCCTACATGTTCGTCGACCGGCCGATCACGGACAATGAAAGCGCGGTAACGCTGGATAACGTGTTCACTTTCAAGACCACGAACGGATACACCCACGAAAACGAGACAGTTTTCTTCCCTCTTGCAGAAGGTGTTGACGACAAGATCTATCACCTCTCCGTTCTGGCTGCGGGCAATTTCCAGGAACTTTTGACTGAGCACGACGGGATCCCTTTCTGGTCCGCCAGCAACACGGAGTGCGCGGTGATCAAAAACCTTTATCTCGGCGCAGAGTACACGGACCGCATCTATGACGACAGCATCATCAATGAAAAGCTCAACAAGAACGGCATTGCCAGCGCGGCATTCGCGGGCGGCCGCTGGGCGATCTGGGGCGCACACAGCGCGGATTGCAACCAGGAGGACGCCTCCGCTGTCAACATGGCGGAGACCAACCGCATGATGCTCTACTACATCAGCAACGACTTCCAGGAGCGCCGCGCGAGGGATGTTGACCAGCCTCTCACCCCGAACGATATCAAGTCCATCGTTTCAGAGGAACAGGCCCGCCTGGATGCGCTGATCAATATCGGGGCACTGACTTATGCATCTGTGAGCCTTGATGCTGAGTCGAATGCGCTCAGCGATATCATCAACGGCGACTGGTCCTTCTCGTTCAATGTGACGACGACACCGCTCGCCAAGTCCCTGACCGCTGTGGTCAACTGGACGGAGGACGGCTTTGTCACGTACTTCGAGAACGCGTCCTGAGAGCTTCGGAAGGAGGATTAAGATATGCCTAAAAGAGTATATAACAACGTCGAAGATCACCGGCTGCTCGACGGGAAAAGCGTCGTAGAGGACGTTACGAAGGTCGGCCTGCCGACCATCAAGCACCCGACCACAACGATCAGCGCCGCCGGAATGGTGATGGATGTGGACATGCCGAACGTCACGCATATCGAGGCGATGGATTATTCCATCTATCACAACAACGGCACGAACTGCGGGCTTCTCGCGACCCCTGGAAAGCACGTCCAGGAGTTCCGGACAGTTCGCCAGCGCTACGACGTGGCTAAAGCTGTGATCCAGCATGAAAGTGTAAAGTACCGCCTGGTAGGCGTGCATGTGGAGACACAGAAGGGTGATATCGAGACCGGCTCCCCTTACGGCAGTACGGAAAAGTATTCCTGCCTGCGTTACGAGGAGGAAGTGAACGGCAAGATCATGACCATTGTTGACGCCATGGCCGGCGTGTTGAAGTATAACGGCGTCTCCTATTCCGACGCCGTTCAGAACATGCTGAAATAATCGGGAACATTACGGGAAGGAGGGGACTGCGGTCCTCTCCTTCTTTTAGCAGGTCTGCGAAAGGAAAGACTATATGGAGAAAGTTATGCAGCTGGAAAAAACTGCTGATATGGATCAGCTGAAAGAACAGCTGAAAGCCAGCATTGAAGAGCGCAAAAAGAAACGGGAGATGGCGCTGCAGGCCATAAGCGAAGGAAGGGGACGCCTGAAGCTGGAAACGCCCATCACTGCCGGGGATGAAGAGATCACGGAGCTCCCCTATGATTTCATGGCCTTGACCGGACATGAATTCGCGGATGCGATGGACAGCGACAGAAAAGCGCAGCAGGTCTATCAGATTACCTACAGGCAGGCACTCAACCTGTTCGCATGGGCCGCCGCGAAACAGTCTGACAAACTGGATGTTCACGATATCGTCGAACGTCTCGGCGTGACAGATGCCGTGGAGGGCGTCCAGCTTGCAACACTTTTTTTCAACGCATCGACGCGGGCGGGCCAGCTGCGTATCTCGAAAAGGTAATCGTCGCAGGCATGGTGACGCACACGTCGATCACGGATTTTATGAGCATGACGGTCGGCCGGTTTTATACAACGTATGCGGCTATATGCCGTGTGGTCGATAAGAAAAACCGCGAATAGGAGGCGGCACGATGCGGATCTACTACCAGGGAACAGATATCACCGACCTTGTCCAGCTGCGCAAATGCATTGTCAGGGATACGGCCGGAGGACGCTGCGACAGCCTGGAAATGGAATTTGAAAACGCGGCGGGCTGGTACAGATGGGGCCCGGAGGAAGATGACAGGGTGAGTGTCGTCCAGGACGGCTACGACTCCGGAACGATGTACGTGAACCGCATCATTCCGGAAAACGGGCGCTTCAGGATCATTGCTTCCGCTCTGCCGTGCAGGGCGAGAACGAAGGGCTTCCGCTCCTATTACATGAAAACGATCGAAGAGATCATGCGCTCATGCGCCATGCTCTCCGGCATGGAACACAGGATATACGGCATAGACGGTTCGGCGGTCATCCCATATATAGAGCGCGAGGACGAGGGATGCGCGGCCTTCCTGGACCGGCTGCTTGCGCTGGAAGGCGCCGTTTTAAAGTGTGTGAACGGAAAGATGACGGCGATCGGGATCGAATACGCACAGGACCTTTCGCCAGTCCAGACGATGGAACTGCCGGCCGACCAGCAGGGAACAGCCTATCAGAGAGCCGGCACGACGTACAGGTCACTCACTGTAAAGACCCCGTTTGCCGCAGGGACTGCAACGGATACTTCCGTGGCGGGAACGCATATGCATCTGACAGATTGCACTCTCCCGGCACTCAATGATATCCAGGCCGCCAGATGGGCGAGGGGAAAACTCCTCTCTTTTAACCGGCAGTGCGAGTCTGTAAAGATACAGGGAGACTTTTCCCCTTCCATGTCCGCAATGGCACGGCTTGACATTGACAGCACTACGGACGCAGCTGGCCAGTGGATATTTGAGAGCGTGGAGCATGACCTCCATAATCTCCGGACGTCGGCGGTCCTAAGAAGATGCATATGGACAATACAGTGACGCTGCAAGGTTTTTAATCAACCGGAAAGAAAGTACAATGGCAGAACGCGAAAAAGGGACCATAGAACGCGGGAAGATCCTCACGGTTGAAAACGGTGGTTATACGATCGCTTCCCTTGACCGGGACGGGATCACTACCCCGCCGCTTTTACCGATCAGCGAATCGGATACGTTCGGCCCGGGGGACAGGGTTTTTTATTTTTATTTCAGGGACGGAACCGGCAGGATCATCTGCGGTTTTTGATGGCGGTAAAGGATGGTGATGTAAGTGGCCCAGACGCTCGAAACAGTAATTGCCATAAATGCGAGGACGGGGAACGGCTTCCAGAAAGTCGGCGCGACACTGTCGGAGCTCGGATCCATCGTCAACGGACTGAGCCAGGAACTGATCGCATTCGGTTCAGACTCCCTGAATGTCTACCGGGACTATCAGAAGAGCATGAAAGATGCCGAAGTTGCTCTCTCCACGACTTACGGCAGGAATACAAGAGAGCTCGGGAACGTCATGTCGATGCTGGATGCATCTGCGACGGAATGGGCTGCTACTACGATCTTCCACACGAACGATGTGGCAAATGCCATATCTGAGGCGGCGCACGCGGGATGGGATTACGAGCAGATCATGAGTGGCATTCCCGCCGCTATGCAGCTTGCGCAGGCGGGCAGCCTGGATCTTTCCGAGGCGGTCAATTATATCGTCAAATCAACGAGCGCCGCCGGGATCGAATTCGAAGATCTCACGAACTTTACGGATCTCTGGACCTATGCGGCAAATTCCAGCGCCAGCACGATCGGTGAATTCGGTGACGCCATGCTCCGCATGGGGAGCACGATGCGCTTTGTAGCAAATCCGGAAGAGCTCATGACGCTTATAGCCGTGACGGCCAATGCGGGTTCCACGGGAAGCGAAGCCGGAACGATGATCCGCAACTCCATGATCAGGCTCATCGCCCCGACGAAAAAAGCGAAAGACGCAATGGCGGAGCTCGGCGCGACCAGCGAAGAAACAGCGGGACTTTTGGACGACGGCGCACTCGCGGCCGCGAATGCACGGCTGGAAGCCGTCGATTTTTCTGCCTACGACGAAAAGGGCCAGCTGAAAAGCGTCCTTGACACCTATAGTGATCTGTATGTGGCTCTCGGGCAGGTCGCGGGTGGATACGAGAACATCGAAAAGAACCGGGATGCAGTGGAGATTCTTTCTGCTATCTTTCCGACAAGGACGATCACGGAAGCAATCACTCTCCTCCGCGGTGCCTCGGAGGAATGGGACGGCCTATATGATGCCATGCAGAACGGTGAAGCGGCCGGTTACGGAGAATACGCGGCTAATACGATGATGAACTCCCTTGACGGCCGCATAGAGATCTTCGAAAGCAAGGTGGAGCGCCTGAAGCAGGTGGTCGGAAAAGAACTTTCCGATGACTTTGAAAAAGTCCTCGAAATGGCAGGAGGCTTCGTTGACGACATTGCCAATATGGACGAGGGACAGTTCAGTGCCATCATCAGCGCACTGGAAGTCGTCGCCGCCTCCGGCCCGGCGATCCTTACCGCCGCCGGTGCTTTCCGCCTGATCGGGGCGGCGCTGACGCCTGCGGGAGCAATCGCTCTTGGCGCGACAGCGCTGATCGCTGCCGTTGCGGCTGTAAAGGAGCTTGAAAAAGCAGACTTTGCCGGCCTTTTCGGAGAAGCAGAGCTTGACCATGCCGCGATCACGGCGCATCTGCAGGAGATTGGACAGGGATTTGACGATGCAAGGAAGGAAGTGGACGAATTCCGCGCAGCCCTGGATCAGAATGTCGAAAGCTATAAGTCTGCAAGTTCGGAGCTTGCAAGCAAACTGCTCACAGATGTTCTGACGGGGGCCACGCTCTCTGATAGCGACATTGCCACGCTCACAAACCTCGGGGAGCAGATGCATCAGTCCCTGCTGGACGGGATCGAAAACAGCAAAGCCGCCAGCACAAGTTACTGGGAAATGTTTTTCGCCGGAGGCGGGGAACAGGAAAGCAGCGCTTTTTCTGACGTCATGGACATAACGGGCGGCGCCTATGATGAAGCGGTTGCCGAAGCGGAAAGGCTTGGACAGGGTATTCGCGACGCTATGACCGCCGCTTTTGCAGATGGCCAGATCAGCGATGATGAATACCAGAACATCCTGAGTTATATACAGTCTTACAACGACGCCATCACCAGGGCACAGACTGAAGCGAAGGACAAACAGGACTATATCGACCGGCAGACCCTGCTGCACAAGGCGCAAACGGCAAGTCTGAGTGAGATCAAGGGTGTCGAAAAAGAAGTCCGTGAACAGCGTGACGCAAGACTGGAAGAGGACCAGGATCTTTACCTTGGATACAGATACGGCCAGGAATATGAGTGGAACAAGGCGATCGAAGAGGGACGCGAAATTGGCGGGCAACTTGCCACTGCGGAGAGGCGAGACGCTGCGCTCGCGGAACTTGACCGCATCCAGGAAAGCCGGCAGGCAGGGATCCGCAGGGATTATGATGATACGATATTCCAGCTGTGGGATACGAACGTCCAGCAGAGTGCTCTTGGCGACGCCTACAAGATGCTTGGAGAGTATGCGGATTCCGTACTGTCCGGGATTGTTCCGGGAGATCAGGCGTCGTTGGAGTTCAGGAGAGCTGCGGGCGGCCGGACCACTTCCCAGCTGCAGAACATCCTGGCACATGAAATAGACGCCTACGGCGGCTATAAAGGGCTGGAAGACAGAATCAGTACAGCGAGGGAGAGCGGAAACATCAGCGAGGTTGAAAGACTGAGCAGGCTTTACGCCATGGACCAGTTAAACAGCAACTTCGCGTCAACGTGGCTCACTAACCAGGGTGACGGCTTTTGGGACCGTGCCCGAAACTGGCTTTTCGGGGAAACGTCTTCCACGGCCGGTTACGATGAGCTTGCACAGTATCAGAGACAGTCGTTTGAAACGGCAGTGGGGCTGCAGCCACCGGAAGCCGGGCAGCAGACGACCGGAGCGACAGTAAAAGCGTCGATAGACAGCAGTGATATAACCGCTTCCATAGGAGATCAGACGGTACAAGTCCCCGTGGAAGCTGACACGACCCAGTTGGAAACGCAGATCGACGAGAGCGTGAATGAAGGGGAACACAAAGTGCAGCTCACTCCGGAAATCGGGGAAAAGCCGCAACTGAGCGCACCATATGAAGGTGGCGGGACGTTCCCGCTTACACCGGAGATCAGTGACAGTGGAAGCGTAGAGGCATTTCTCGGGCGGGACTGGGCGATCAAGGCGACGCCGGAAATCGACGAGAGCAGCATGGACAGCCTCGGGCCTTATCCTGTCAAGGTTGAACCGCATCTGGAAGGGGAGGATCCCGTAACCGAACTGCAAAGCCAGGGCGTACAGGTAGATGTGTCCGGAGACACACAGTCCCTGACGGCGACGATAGACGCGGAAAACGGCAAGGAGCTGTTGGAATATGTTAATGGCGATGCGTCAAATCTGGAAATGAGCATCACGGACCAGGACGGCCGGACGCTGACGGAAAATGTCCACGGCGACATTTCTTCGCTCCGGAGCGCAATCGACAGCCAGAACGGCAGGACGATCACGGTAAACATCAGGGGAAATCGACTGTTCGCATCCGGCGGACGCGCCACGGAAGCGTCCATCTTCGGTGAAGCAGGTCCTGAGTGGGCTATCCCGGAGGAACACTCCGAACGGACGGCACAACTCCTTGACGCTGCAAGAGAGGCGTCCGGATTCACCTGGCCGGACCTGCTGGCAAGAGTCGGCGGCCTGAATGCGGACACGGGGACCCCGAGGACAACGATTGTCTACAGCCCTACAATCAACGCGGCGGACGTGACGGGGGTGGAGCAGGCCCTTGTGGAAGATAAGGAACGGCTGGACAAATGGTTTGAAGAAAAGAAGATGATGGATGAGGTGGAGGTATATACATGACGCGCGGGGATATCAATTATCTTTGTACGGCGGGGGAGACCTTTGACAGCGTTGCTCTGGTCGTTTATGGGGATGAAAAATACGCCGCGGAGATCTTCTGCGCCAATCCGGCGCTGTGCCTGATCCCCGTCTTTTCGGGAGGCGAGATCCTGGACCTGCCGGCTGTTGAGATACCGGACGACGAGGAAGAGGAATACATGCCTCCGTCCGCACCGTGGAAGGAGGCATAAACTGTGGCAAGGGACCTGAAGAAAGGAAAGACCGGCAGCGACGTCCTGCAGCTACAGAAGGACCTGCAGTATGTCGGTTATTACCTTGACGGAAAGTTGGACGGCGTTTTCGGAAAAGTCACGAAAAAGGCTGTGAAAGCGTTCCAGAAAGCAAACGGCCTGAAGGTTGACGGGATCGTCGGACCGAAAACACGCGCCGCCCTGGCGAAAAAAGTGGCAGAGAAAAAAGCGAAGGCGAAGCCCACAGCAAAGAGCTCAAAACCAAAAGGGCAAAACCTGACTGTTGAAACAGGCCGATGGAGCGGAAACCGGTTCTTCGTCTCCCCGAGCCTGATCTACAGCTTCCATACCCTGACACTTAAAGGATCGAGCGAATTAAAAAGCTCCAAGGATAATAAAAAAGGCTACGTTAAAAGAAAAGGCCCGAACCCGACGGAAGTGACCTTTACGATCTCTCTGAATGCCTTTGCCGGCAATAACGTGCGCGGCGTAGCAGAAAGCTTCCTTGAAAAGGCACGGGAGGGCGCGAAAGATTACTTTTACGTGGGAGGCAGGAAGCTGACGCCATGCAAGCTGATGCTGACGGACGCTTCCGTCAAAAACATAGAGATTGGACACAACGGGATATGGACCAGGGCTGATATACAGCTGACCATGAAACAGGCAAGCAAAAACGAAAAGAGATCGACTTTCAAGCCCAAAATCGAAATCGGACTTAAATTTTCCGGAACGCCCGCGTCTGCTACGAATGTGATAAAAGATGCAAAGAAGGCCTCCGGTTACAAGGTTGGGACACTCATCATCAGGAAGTAAAGAGGGGGAGCCATGGCGCGGTATCAGATTGACAATATTGCATCCCCTATCTATTTCGGGGAAGATGATCCGATCCGGCGGACCCTGCAGAACGCCAAAAACCTCCTTATGTGCCGCATGTGGGAGGTGCCTTATGACAGGTTCCGAGGGTTTGACCCGGAACTGTTTGACAAGCCTATTGACGCGATGCGCATGGAACTCCTACCGGAACTCGACCGGATCATGATGTATGAACCGGACGTGGAAGTTGTAGATGCGGAAGCGACGCTGCTGGACGACGGTAGCGTCTATATCAAGGTGCTGCTGGATGTCGCGATCAGGGAGGACGGCGCCACAGAAGAAACAGGGGGCTGAATCATATGGACAACACGGAACTGCATTACCTGACATACGATCCGGACGAGATATGGAACCTGATGCTGCAGAACTATGTGAATGCGGGCGGCGGGATCTTATATCCGGGCGATGAAAAGGAAATGCTTTTAAGAAGCGTGCAGGCAGATATTGTGCAGGTTTTTGCTGGCGTGGATAATGCCCTCCGGATGCAGACGCTGCGGTATGCTGCAGGCGATTACCTCGATATCATCGGAGACCTGAGAGGGTGCGACCGGATCCAGGCGACCGCCGCGAATGCAGCCGTAACGATCACGGCGAATGCAACAGGGAGCCCGACGACACTGGAAGCAGGAACGGCCATGACGTGTGACGGTGAGGTTTTTTACCTACTGGAAGAGGATCTGACGCTTTCCGGGCTCGAAGAAACGGTTACAGTGGACGTAGTTGCGGACCGGGATGGAACGATCGGGAACGGCCTGCCTGCCGGGGCACAGATGACACTTGCCGTGCAGAACGATGCAGTAAAAAGCATTGTAGTCTCTACAAGCGCTTCC